CACCATCAGCACGATTAGAGCCAATAGTTAATACTCTACCTGTTTGATCACCATTTGAGTCAAAGTTAATAGAACCGCTTTGTACAAAGTCTACAGACTGAGCAACATCATTTAGCTTTAACGAACCCGTCATAGTACCGCCGCTTTTCGGCAAGGCAGCATTAGCTGTTGTAGTAGTCGCTGTAAGAACAGCATCACGGGTGGCTATGTCTACGCCGTCAAACGTAGAGTTGGTTGTCACGGCACCTGTGAAAGCTCCACCAGACTTAGGCATCTTTGAACCAATCAGGGTAGCTGTAGTTGCTGCGTAATTTGGGTCATCTCCCAAAGCTGCAGCTAACTCGTTTAAAGTATCTAAAGTAACTGGAGCACTATTAACTAATGCTGTAATAGCTGCATCTGTATAAGCAGTAGTTGCTACACGAGTAGAGTTATTACTTGGACTTTGAGTAGTTGTAGTTGGATTACCTGCCAATGCAATATCAGAAGAGTTCTGTACCGCTGTTTTAATCTGAGCGTCTGTCTGATCTGCAGTTGCTGCAGTTTCAATACCATTTAACTTTGTATGATCTGCATCCGTAAATACATTACTGTCTGTTGCAGACTCAACTGCTGTTCTTATCTCAGCGTCTGTTTGATCTGCAGTTGCTGCGGTTTCAATACCATCTAACTTAGTACCATCTACAGATACATCTCGACCATCTACATTTCCAGTAACTGTAATGTTACCCTCGACATTAGCTGCAGTAGTACTGAGGCTAACTGTTTTTGATCCAATATATCCAGCCATTATGTTTGCTCCAATACACTCACGATTACATCACAAGAAGATGCAGTGTCGGATGTTATGACCACTGCGTCAGCGGCCTCTGCTATTATCTTACCATCTAATACTGATATTGCAGAACTAGCTGGCAGTGGTACACCTTTGATAAGATACACTCCTGCAATTTGTACATCTACTTTAATTTGAGCAGCTGTTGTATTTGCAAGATTACACCCAATAACAACCGATGTGGTAGATCCTGGAACTGTGTAAGTTGTAGTAGCACCTGTTCCTACAGATGCACTCGTATAGTTTTTAAAAATATTTGCCATGTGTTATTACCCCAACGCAATTGAAAGTGCTAATGATACTGACTCTGCTGTAGCTAACGTAGAAGTTATTGTAGGTGCCATAGCACTAGTGACTTCTGTTGAAAATGTAGCAGTTGCCGATTGATTTGAACCGTTCCCTAAAAAGAACTTTCCATTGTTTAAGTTTGGAGTGGCATTGTCACGGCTAGGTCCAGTCACCATTAGTACACCAGTAGATGCGTGTGACTTTATTACCTTGGCAATGTTTTGAATTTCATTTGCTTCACCTGTCGGAGGTGTCGCAGTTAGCCCACCAGATGCTCCAACATATAGTAAGTCACCTGCAGAAAATGCAGATGTATCTACATTTGATACAATGCCTGTTATAATAACAAGACCTTCATCGTTATTAGCCAGTGTTGTAGACACTAATCCGATAGCTGGCATATTACTAGTTGTTGCAGCTTGCACTGAGATGAGACTACCTGATCCTGTAATACCACTTTGATATACAGGTGTACCTACTGTAAGCGTACCCCCTGATACATTCTTACAGACATTTTCTATATTACCAGATGCACCTTGTGATCCAGTTGCACCCTGTATACCCTGTATACCTTGGATACCTTGTATGCCCTGTTCACCTTGTGCACGATACACTACCCATCCACTTCCAGAATAACTACCAGTAGCTTGAGTTTGAGTAACAACGGCTGCAGCAATGTACAGTCCTTCACCACTAGGTATTGATGGTACAGTAGTTGTCCATGTACCAGTAGCTGTGGCTGCACCTGTAGATGTGTTAAAACCTGCACCATCGGCTATACCTGAAGGTGTAGTTGCACTAGAGTCATACAAATATAATGCTTTGTTTATATCACCATCGTTACCAGCTACACCTTGTACACCTTGAATTCCCTGTATACCTTGTATACCCTGAACACCTTGAATACCTTGTGGGCCAGACGCTTGATAGATTGTCCATCCACCACCAGCATAGTTACCAGTGCTTTGAGTTTGTGTGAGAACAGCTACAGCTATGTATAAGTTTTGACTTGCACTAACTGAAGGTACAGTGGTTTCCCATGTACCTGTGTCGGCAGCTGCTCCAGTGCTGGGGTTAAACCCAACTCCATTTGCGATAGCTGATGGTGTACTAGATCCAGCATCATATAAATATACTGTTTTATCTTGATCGCCAGCGTTTCCTTGAATACCCTGTATACCTTGAATACCTTGTATCCCTTGTATACCCTGCGTTCCTTGATCTCCCGTATCTCCTTTTGGTCCCCTAGCTCCTTGTAAGATCTCATTAGTTCCTACACCTGTCCCAAAGAAACCTCCAGAAGCTACAGGAGCCTCTATCTTATTATAACTATCTGGCATTCTCTATCTCCATCAGATTAAATGTGAATTAAAGTTGACTTGAACATTACCACCAGATGCAGCACGATTCTTATCCTCTTGATTCACTTCTATTATAGTGCTCATAAATTTCTCTTGATACCTTTGATACATTTCCATATCACCTAGGTAGTCATAGCAATGGACAAGAGCACCAAATAAAGCTATTCTTTCATTCTCATCCCTTAACCAATTAGGTGCAAGAGTTCCACGCATTACAAAAGATGTTGTGTATCCAGTTTCACTTGCTAACTTTGGAGTTAACTGTGGTGCAGGTAATGCTAGATCTGCAGCAACTTGATTTGCTGTTGTTCCTGTAGGGAAGAATAATGTTAATTGTGTTGAAGCTACAGGTGTTTGCCCTGATACTCCATCTATAATAACTGTAGTTGGTACAATCTCTACTATTCTATTAGAATACCCTGAGAGGGTTGGAGTGTACCTAGCATACAGTGCAGATAATCTTTTACGATAGTGTAGTTCTATTACATCATTTTCAGAAAAATTAGGAGCAGCTAATAGTGTTTCTTTACCATGCCGTGTCCAGAAGTGATCTGTATTCTTAAAAGCATATGCATCATAGAATGTTCTTAAATCTGTTTTAATATTAAATACAGATGCCTGTACTGCAGTAGCCTCTGTGTATTTTAAATAGCTACCTTGTGCTTCGTAATCACCATTTGAATCTAGAGTAGCTGTACCTACTTTTCGTAAGAAGATATAAGTTACTAGGTCTGGAGGAACAGGTAATGTAGCCTGTGCTGCAGAGTTTATTGCTGATGATCCTGTAAGTAGTGTGCCTTTATATGTTGCACCTGCATTTGTAAAAGCTGCAGTATTATCTGGACCTTGTAATACAAAGTATGTTGTTTCTTCCATTGGCGGGATTTCAAGTTCACGATACGCAGTGTCTGCTGCATACCGTAAACCATCTTTAATTAAATCTAATGGAAGAGCTTGCGAATCACGATTTGACCAACTCCGCACTAGCGATACCATTGAGGCAGTTCCCTCATCATAATTCTTAATAGACATTTACATCTCCTTAGTAAGACATTAAGTGGGAATAGTTTTGTTTAAAGATAGCCATAAATTTAGCCATCTTATCCTTGTCATGCATAGTAGTAGAATCATGCAGATCTATTCCCCATTTATTTTTTATTTCAATAGCTACAATATCTGGAACTGTTGCAAACTTTTTAAAACCTAAATCTTTTTTGTTCAAGCCACTAGCCATTAAATCACGATCTAACTTAGCTTTTTCTAAAAATGGTTTTTCATCTTGATACATTTGCCATTCACTAGTACCATCTTTATTGTAATCAATAGTACCTTTTATAGTGTTATTTTCTGTTCCTGGAGTAACTGTCCAACGTGCCATGTCCTCTTCTCCTTCTTATACAGCTATCTCAACAAACCTACCAGACTTACCAATGAAGCCTAGGGCTGGAGCAGTGACTGCTACGTTACCTGTTGCTGACATAAAGAATGCTTTATCAATCTTGTATCCACCAGCAGTTACTGCAGATGTAGTCCAAGCACATCTGTCTGCAGGTAAGTGTAATACATCCCCAACCAAGTTGTTAGCTAATGTGTTAGCTGCTATTGTTCCTCTAATTACCATCATGTTCTATACCTCCTAATAGAATAAAATAGGGAAGGAGAAAAAATCTCCCTCCCCTTTAGTGTGTATTATGTTAAGCCGTAAATTGCGCCACAGCCTTTTGGATTCTTAACTTCCAAAGACCATTCTTCAACAAACATACCAACAGTTGAGTCACCTTTCTGACCCACTTCAACTTCTTGCATTGGACGGAATGTTGCCATTGCGAACCACATTGGATCATACACAAGAGCGCATGAATCTTTTGCATTAAACTGAGTTGTTGTAGCATCAGTTGTAGTTGATGAGAGGCCCATGATATAGTTTGGAACTACCATCAAATCACCAAAGTCTGACATATAAACGTCTACTGACTGACGGAGTTTTCCGCTATCGTCAATGTTTCGCTGAACACCAGTATCTGAGATCAAGAGATCTGAGAAGTCACGGCGAAGCTTTGGAGAAACCATTACACGAGTAGCTTTACCACCAGCTTCATAGATCTTCTGCATAACAGAGTCAATGTCTGTCAATGCCAAAGCTGCTTTAGCTGCACCAGCTGCTACAGTAACAGATGTTACACCAGTGTTAGGTGTAGCTGGCTGAGTGAATGCACCTTTGAATACGCAAGTGTCATTACTGTTAATGAAGGACTGATATCCACCAGTCTTACGAGCACCAGTACTTGTCTGCTTGTTATATGTGTTGATTAAATCAAACTCCATATCACGCCGCATTTCAGTTCCACGCTTTTTCAACTGATAAGCATACTCGTCTGCTACACCAGCTTGATCAAGTGCTCTACGGCTACCTGATACTGAGATCACTTTACTGTTGATCTGTGTGTAGTTTCCTAAACGTGTACGGAATGGACCTACTATAGTTGAAGCTGCACCATCACCAGCAGCAGGTGCTGTACCTGCAGACAGGAAGTCTGTACCTTCAGCTACACGAGAGTTTCCTGGAGCTTGAAGCTCATCAGTCTGCCATTCGTGGTAGATGTTTGTTGATTTAGATTTGCCAATCGAAGCAAGAAAAGGAGTTTCGTCCCGTGTGATCATGGTGATAAAGTTCGCTAGATCTTCACGATTTGATACGTCTTTTCCTGTGCTGTTTGATTGACCAGATGCATTCGTAATATTACGACCACCAGTTGTTGCCATTTTAAAATCCTCCTAGGATATTAAGTATTAAGAGAGTTAGAGGCATACTGACGAAGGAAGTCCATTTGGTCATCATTTGATGAGCCTTCTTTAAATGCACGAGCCTTTATCATTTTTTCTTTGTCGAGTTTCTTTTTATTAACTGCGACTGGCTTTTTAGTTGGAACCTTTTTAGTCGGAGCTACTTTGCGCTTTGCAGCACCTTTAGTTACTCCTCCTTTTAATCTACGATAGTCATCAATAAATTTAACAATATTGGGATCTACTATAGAATTTAAAAGTTCATCTGCTATACCATGATCAAGAGCAAACTCTCTGATTTCTACTGCAACCTTTTCACTAAAATCAGGGATTAATGTAGGAATCTTTTCCTGGAAATCCTTCATTTGTTCAGCAAATTTTTCCTCTGTCATCTTTGTCTTCTGTTCTTCAACAGTCTTCAAAAGATTTTCACGAGTATTCCTTGCAGTCCAATAGTTCTGTTGAGCTTGTTCACGTTGATCTTTTAATTCACCAAGTTCAAAGGTATCACCGTTGTCCCTAGCTTCTTTAATCTTCGCTTCAATGTCATGGTATTCTTTAGCCATTTTTTGTTCGTCCATTGATAACATTGCATTAGTAGCATCAGACATTTTACTAATCTCTTCTAACTTACTTATGCGCTCTTCATCAATAGCCTTACGTGCCTCTCCGAGTTCACGACCCTTTTTAGAGAGTGAAGCATCTGTTTGATAGCCTTTCAGCAAATCAGCAAATGAGACTTCCATTTCTTCGCCATCTATTTTGACGGATACTTTGGCATCTAAATCTAAATCGTCTACAGAGAATACATCAACATCTTGGGTAGGGGCTTCTGCGCCATCCTCATCTTCTGTCTCTTCTGTTTCTTCTTCAGACTCTTCATCGCTAACGGCAGCATCTGTATCATCTGGGTCTTCTTCTACAGGTGCTTCCGAGTCCTCGTCCTCGACCTCCTCTTCTGGTAGCGGAACTTCATTCTGAATAAATTCAGAGTTAGAAAGTACGGCATCTAGGAGTTCTTGTTCGTTGGGACCAGCAGAACTGGGAACATCATCCGTTTCGGGTAGAGATTCATTTTGCTCTGTCATGTTATTTTATCCTTCTTTTTTAGCCGCAGGTTTGACAACCGTTGGTTTGGATGTTTCGATTTGTGCTATGTAAATATCTTTTAATGTATGCATAGCAAGTAAATTCTCACAATTCATTTTAGCTTTTCCTGGAGATCTCATAGAGTCATACTCTAAAAGATTTATCATATTCTTCAAGTTATCTAAGAGTTGTGGATAATCTATATTGTTCATTGTTCATTGTCCTCAATGTATGGTATGTTCTTTCCGTAAGTTTCAAAATTAATTAATCTTTGTTTTACATCTCCTAGAGATAATGCAGAGTTATAAATAAACTCACGGGTTTTAACTTCATGGGGGTCTGTCCCTAGCCAAGCTGTAAAGTACTGTGTTAGTATCTCACCATAAGCTTCATTAAAAAACTCTTCTCTTTGCTGTGATGCAAAGCTTGCTCTTAGTAAAGCTTCCTTGGCTTGTAAATCGGGATGTATACCTTTCAGCACCTTCTCGGCTGAACCTCGATATTTTTCCATTGTAATCCTTTATGTTGTACGCCTCTTTTTACCAGACGCTGTTGTAGACCATTTAACTTTCTTTGGTCCAGTTTTCTTACTAGCTTCTTTCTTAGTTATTTTAGAAGCTACTTTCTTAGGTCGGCAAGCAGGGTATGCACGTTTAGACTTACCCTTGGCACTTTTTCTACCACAAGGTTTACCAGTCTTAACGTCAATCCATTCTTCGCCAAACCATTTACCTAGCCCACCTTTCTTATTCATTTCTTTGACACCCTATTGTCTGGACCACTCCAGCCACCACCACGTTTTTTGTACTCTTTTGAAGCCCAAGCATTTGCGTATGCTGATGGATATACTGTGAACTTTTTCTTTGCTGCAGATTTTACTCTTGACCAAAGGGCTGGGTTATTCGGTTTTGGAGATTTAGCTGCCATTACCACTTCACCTTATCAGCCCAGTATGCAGCACTGAGTTTACCTTTAGATATGTTCCTACCATGTCTGGCTTTGAACGAAGCTCGTTTAGCTTTCATTTTTGCTGACTCCCCTGCTTTAGGTTTACCTGCAGTGCTTGCACCTTGTTCGCCAAACCTTATAGTTTTAATTGTAGTTCCCTCTTTAGCCACAACAATGTGTGACTTTGTAGGATGATTAGGTGTCCGTTTTGGTTGATTAAATCCAGAGACTCCGGCTCTTGCTAATCGCGGATCTTTTTCACTTGGCATATTTTCTCCTCACGCTATGCGCTATCATCAATTTTAAAACATTTTGGTTTAACAGCAATGCCACTGCTTACTAGTTTAGCAACAACTATAGCTGTTTGATTTTGACATTGTTGTTCAGAAAAATATAAATCTTCTGTATTAGCCACAACATCACAACTTGATACGTGCATAGATGTGCATATTAATAACACAGATATAAACATTACCACCTTCCTTGGGATTTACCCACAAAGTATATCACTATAGATATAAGACCTGCAGATAATGCAAAAATAACAATTCCAACTACCCAATTCATAGCAGTGTCTATAGCTTCTTGTTTACGATATACAGCTTCTTTTTGTTCTTTACGCATTTGACCTTCAATTTTTACAAGATCAGACCAAGCCGATGGTCCGTATACAAAACTGATATGATCTTTCAATTCTTTGCGTAATTCGTTAGCCTTCTGTTTAGCAGTCCAAGCTTCTAATGCTTGACTCTGAGTGTTAGAGAACATCTTATAAGCTGGTGGCTTACTTGCCTTTTCATGGGCAAAGTCCAAATCAGATATAGCTTTAGACCAATTTTGTAATTGGCTTCCCATAGAAGCTAAATCTTTACCAACCTCTATGCCTTTCTTGATTCCGTTAAAGGCTGCAGTAGCAGCGGCTATTGCCGTAAATGGATCAATCATATCTAACCCTCACTTAGGAGAAGGGTTAAACTTCTGCATATTAACTACAGCTTCCCTTATTGCTTTGATGTTCTCATCAATACGCCCTAGCATAACTGCTTGCATTTGAGAAGTCTTTTCTATTTCATTGATTCGTATCTCATGTCTTGCTATTTCACGCGCATTGATAGTTACATTACTATCTAGCGTTGACATATACCAGACTAATCCTAAAGTCTGTATGATAATAGCTAAGATAAAAGTAGCTGGAACCGACTTAGATAAATGCCACTGTTGTTTCTCCATAATAACCTCCCCCAATTTTTGGGTGTAAGGCAGAGTCCCTTAAGACTCTGCTAATTAACTTACTGTTGAGGTATTACCCCATCTTGCCCCATACCCATTTCAGGTTGTTGAGGTTTACTTTCTTGTAACATAGATCTTGCAACTTGTACAATCTCACTGAAGTCAGGTCTTACAGGAGATTCTGCTCCTTCTTTTATTGCTTTTATATCAAGCTCTGCCCAAGTCTGGAAATGCTTATCTATAGCTATTGCTAACTGTTTAGAATTATCATCAGATGTATTCTTTGATTGAGCATTTGTAAATACAACATTAGCTTCTGCAAGAGATGCATCCGCTTCAAGTTTACGCTGTTTAAGTTGATTGTCAACTTGAGCCTTTTGAGTTTGTTCTTGTACAGCTTTTACAGCCTTTTCTTTAAACTCTTGTGTAGTATAGTCTTCTAAGAAATCTTGACTGTCTATACCCATAGCTTCTATCAATTTAGTTGCAAGTAAAGCAGGGGCTTCTGGTTTTACTATTAAACCTTGACCTTGACTGTTTAATGATGGGAGTATTTTACTACCAACCATTTCAAGTTTTTTAATTGCATTTTGATTTGAGTTTTCACCAATATCTAAAAATATTTCTACATCCATCCTAGGGGGAAGTTTCATTATATCAATATCAGAAAATACTCCTTGATAGCTAAACTTTGAATTAGCCTTTAAAGACTTTCTCATTGTCCTATACACACCAGTACATAACCGTTTCATTCCCGTTTCTGCAAAACGTCTAGCTATGTGTTGTATACGTTTCTGAGAAGCAGACTGCACTGCAGCTAACTTCTGTTCACTATTACCAGACACATACAAAGAATCATTAAGACCCTGTGCAGCTTTAGACATACCAGTGGCTTGCTCTTTAATAGTTTGTAAGTGTGAAAGTAATGGTACAGTTCCTGTGCTTATTGCTTCAGGTGGGAGTGCAGATACAGCCCCATTAGGATTACCATTAGTAGGTATGATTTGCTTTGGCTTCATGTTTTGAAGTGCAGAGAAATCTACAACATTAGGGTCAGCTAACTTTGGAGAGTAGTTTGTTAAGTATGTGTTCTCGACAAATCCTCTAAGAATTGCAGTTGATGCAAGAGTAGAAGATCTTGTAAAGTCAGCAATAGATAGTCCATAAAACTCATAAGGAATATCAATTGGAGATAGACAAGCAAGAGGTATTAACTCTACATCTTGT